ATCTCGTAAAGGTCTTTCGCGGCCTCAGCCGTTGCCTTTGTAAATCCCTGTTCGAGCCCGAGTTTAAGCGAAGGATTGCCTAGTGCCATAAGGAATTCATTATCAATCTGTTCAATCCAGCGATCATACGATTGGGTGCGTTGGGGCAATGCAAGTTTTATGTCGCCCGCCACATTCGTTGCGATGCGTTTTCCCGTACTGGGCATATCGCGCAATGAATCGCCCAACGCAAAAATGCCCGTTGCGGCTGTTTCGCCGTCTTTAGGGGTCCCCGTTGGATAGCCCTCGAAACTCCACAATTCATTTCCGAAACTGAATTTGGTGAATCCCTCTTTCATCGATGCCCGCACCGCCTTGCGAATCTCATACAAACTTGGGATTTCTACACCATCAACGGATGCGGGGGTTGCAATCAGGCCCAAGATGATGCCGGCACCCATCGGACTATTGCCAATCGCATTAATCGGGAAGTGTAAAAACTCCCCATACTTCAGAACCTTGCTTTCATACTGGGCCGTTAATTGCAAGTTGTATTTCTCGCGGATGGGCGTGGATTTTTCAACCGCAATCGCATGGTCGATGCTCTCAATCGGGATATTTGTGAATCCATTTGCCGTAATATTCCAAAAACTATTGCCAAAAGCGATCATCTCAATAGCAATCTGCGCCAATTTTTCATCGAGATTGTTTTGCTTGCACCATTCATCAATCACATCCTTTGCAGTTCGGCGGGCGGGATCGGTTGCACTTCGCGGCAAATCAAAAGTGTATTTTTCGTTGTATGTGGTAAAAAAGCCGGTTGAAACGATTTGATACGCGCTTTGCAAGATTGATTCTTTTATAACGGGATCTTCATTAAAAACCTTGAGCTGATTGGCGAAACTTGTGGATACGCGAACCCCGATTGCTTGCGCGGTGGTGCTAATCACCATCGCGCCCTCTCTTATCTCGGAAGGCTTGGGCGCGCCAAAAATAGCCTCGCGCAACTTACTTAGTCGGCCCAACTTCATCCCTCAGCACTTTGCGAACATCTTTTATAATGCGAATTGCTAAAGGATTTCGCATTAAATTATTTGGCATGGATTTATTAACCTTGTCGGCGATTTCCTGTTTCGCTGATTTTTGTGCATTATCAATCGCTGAGGCTTTTGATTTTTCGAGTTCTTGAATTTGTCCCGCCATTTTTGTTATAGCCGCCTCTAGTTCCGTAACCTTCGGCGCACACGGGGGCGTTCCTAACGGCACTTCGGCTTTTAGCGGTATACTGCTATTTTGAGGCGTGGGTGGATCACCATTCCCCGCCGTTTCAGTTTGAGCTTTAATCGCACCACAATACGCTTCGGGATTGCCTTTGTCTTGATTCTTTGCCACGCAATCAGCGAAATCGGTATATCCCGCACATGGTTCGCCGAGTTTTTGTGGCATGATTTCAGCTAGTACCACGCCGCGCTTTTCTGTGGCCTCAAAGAGAGATACAATCGCGTTGGGATCCCCCGCTTCCAAACCTTCGACCAAATCAACCCGAGTGATGCCCAATCCCGTAAATTCGGTTCCCGCATCCGTTTGTTTCGTGTCGCGCCATGTGTATTCGATGCTAACATTCTTGATTTTTCCTTCGGCAACTTTTTTGACATATTCCTCAGGCACGAATAAAATTACTTCGAGTTGTTTTTGCAGTTCGTTCCAATCACAATCAACCCCGTATGCGCCATAAATGGGCATTTGTACATGATTTAGTCCGATGGGGCGACCTATCAAACTTCGCGCGTTCTTCATCATCTCGAGTTCGGCAAATAGTCTTACGGGGAATGTTGGATCTTCGGGATGAATCGTGGGGGCTAGGGTTTTTGCCACCGCCTTCAAAAGCCTATTTTTGGGCAAACCGTCAATTCCCTTCGACCATTCAAAGCTTTCGTGCAAAAGATTATCCATTATCGTCATCTCAGGTTTAAATAGGTTCTTACTAGTATAAAAATGTGCTCTATAGTACATAAAGATACCTTTAAATACCTCTTATGTACTATATAAGCTCGGAGATAACGATGATAGATAAGAAACTCGTTGAATCACTAGCCGCCAAGAACTTGCAAAATCCCGCATGGCGAGCAAGTTCATTCTTCAGGAAAGCTTGCGCTGAAGCGAAACTTTTGGGCAATGTTAGCGATGATGGTACAACCGATGCAACCGCGATGAATGAGATTCTTAATCAAATCCTAATCGGCGTTGAGGGGTATGCGAATCTCGATTGGGTGAAACAATACACAACCGATAAGCCTTACTTTAGTGTGCCAATCGGCGATATCGGCGTTGCAACCACAATGTCGGGCGGCACTTTTACGGATGATAACTGTGATGCCACAAATGTTGACTTTGACCTCGATGAAGAGTGGGGTATAAAAACAACTTGGTCGCGATCCCACCTAGAGGATGCGAGCTGGGATGTCCTAGCCGAGCAAACGCGAAACGCGGGTGCGGCTATCAAGCGCAAGATGATTGATGAATGTATCGCGCCAATCGCGGCACTTACAACCACACTAGCGGGTGGCGGGATTGTGGATCTCAGCACAACGATAACATGGGCCGAGTTCCTTAGCTTGCTTGCGCGAGTGGATACGGAGGGAACGGGCCCGGCCGATTATGCGGTATGTTCGCCAGCTATCTATTGGCAACTTCTCGCGTTGGATCAATTCGTCAATAGTCTTTATGCGGGTTCGGATGAAGTGATGCGAACCGGCGTTGCAAAGACGATGCTCGGTGTAACAGTAGTGCGCGATTCGGGCATGGAAGCTGATGCAATTTTCGTATTAAACAAAGCTAAAGCGATAGGGCTTGTTACACGGCGCGGTGTAACTGTTGAACCTTTTGAACATCCCGAAGATAACGAATATGGCTTTATCGCATCCACACGCGCAAAAACGCACGTTCTAGTTCCTAAGTCCATCGCAGTCGGCGAAACTACTGTTTAATGATGTGTGAGTTCGTTGCTCGCTCAACCACATTTTTTTTCCGAGTAAGCCAACTGGCCCACTTTAGTTTTTGTCCGAAGCGGGCGAAGATTGAGATTTTTGAGCATCCCGATTGGGGGCCGTATCAGGCGAAACACAAGGACATGGCTAAAGGCTCAGAGATGCATGCTGAATATTCCGCGCCTTACAAATCGTGGGATCGGCGACTTTTGCGTTATCAACTTGATTGCGAGGGTGGCCCGATATTCCATAAGCAAGTGGATAATATCACGATACGCGGACAATATGATGATCTCCGCATCCTTTCGAATAACCGCGACCACAAGAAACTTGTAAGTTTTATCGAACTCAAGACCACGCGCAAAGGGTTTTTATTCCCATCCGAGTTGGAATCGGCAATCTTTCAATTACAGATTTATGTGTGGTTGATGAAAGATTTGATCAAAGAACCGTATGTTTTGCATAAGCGGCACTACTTGGAGATAATCAGCCAACAAACGGGTCAACTCATAAAGCGCATCCCCGTTTATGAAGATCCCGACATCGAAGATAAAATCCGTTTCATTTTGCGCGTATTCATGGGCTTGGAGGAGGTAAAACGCCCACCACGCCATTGTTGCAAGCATTGCCCACGCCCCATAACAGATAAATGCACATGGTATAAAGAACAGTTGGGGTTATAATGGACATCTGCGAATTTTTTAAGCGCGTAACGGGATTGACGCCGACTGAGGATCAAGAACGCTTTTTAAGAGCATTGACAGATACCGCGCAACCTAAACTCGCGGCTAGTTGCGGGAGGCAAACAGGTAAAAGTTTGTGTTCGGCGGTTGCGGTGTTGTGGTGGGTGTTCGAATATCCCGAAGTGGTCGATGTCTTGCTCATGTCCACGATGGATTCTTACGTCTATGATCACATCGAGAAACTATTCCACCGGAACGAAGATTTGCTCAATGAGGTGGTTGCCGAAGGCGTAAGCGGCTTAGTGCCACTTCGGGGCTTTCAGGTCAAAAAGGGTTCGCGCGTCCATGTGCGAGGGGCGACAAACAAGCAAGTCCGGGGCTTGGGGGTGGATATTGCGATCATCGATGAAGCCGCCGAGATCCCCGACCTCATGCTTACCACCGCGCTCGGCAATCTTAGAGGCCAAATCAGCAAATATGTCATGCTTTCCACGCCGCATAAGACGGGCCTATTCACCGACATCATAACGAACCCCAAGAAGTTCGGCTTTAACATCTTCATGTGGTCGGCCCTCAAATGCTCATGGCAAACAGAGGAATTGCTCAAGTCGAAAAAGGCCATGATGAGCTCGCAACAATATAAAATGGAGGTATTAGGTCAAATCTTGAGTTCCGAAGAACGCGCCCTATTCTCGACCAAGCATCTCGACCTATGCATTTACGAAACAATCTCAAAGGAAAACGCCCCCCACTCGACGATTGAGGCGGGCATTGATTGGGGGTTCGATCCCGCCAGCACCGTCCTTTGCATCACCGAGCGCATCTTTAATCGCCGCCGTGTGCTTGATATCAAGGGATGGTTGAAAAAGCCCATCGAGGAGATAGCACCTGAAATCGCCAAAATCCTAGAAGCATACAACGTAACCCTAGTCAAAGCGGATGCCCGGCCCACTGCCTACAAGCATCATGTCGAGAAATACACGAAGATCCCCATCTATTACATCGAAGGGAATATGCACAAAGATGCCATGTTAAGCCAGCTTCAGCGCAAGATCCGCCAGCACACGCTCGAGATATCACAGGGCGAATTAACGCTCATCACACAACTCAGGAAATATCGCAAAGGCCAAACCGGCGGAGATGATTATGCGGATGCCCTCGCCCTCAGTTGCTATGAGCCAGCCGAACCCCTAGAATCGAGGCCTACCCCGACTGTAATCTTTTAATCTTGTCCACAGCCTCATCCTTTAGATCGGAGAGAAAACGCTCGATACCCACCAAGATACCGCCCACAATCATTAGAGTTTCCACAGTCCTTATAGCGATGTTATCCTCGACCAGCGTTACATGCCCCGTTGCCCAAAACTTTGCGAAGATGTAGAGGAACGTTATCACCGAACCCAAGCCAATCGAGTTAAACAGCCACTCCTTGATGCGATCCCAATCAATCTTCATGGATTTCGCCCTCTCACACGTTTTTCAAATTTACATTTTTTCATAAATGGAGGTTTCTCACAATGTAAATCAACGCCGTGTCCTATCCTACCAATGAAACAATCATGTTGATATTTACACAACTGCGGATATGTGCATTTTCTATCCATGCTCTCAGTATTGATTGTCAACACTTGTTCTTAAGGATTTCGCCATCTAAAATTTTATATTCATCTTTTCAAAGTATGGTTCGCCGCGGCCAAAACGAAAAAACGGAAAATCGCCCCGTTTGGGATGCCCAACCATGTATGAGCAATCGCGCCGTTGCCCTCCCCCTTTTTTTTCCCCGCACTTGTCCGCTTGTCGGGCGGGCGTTCTGGTCGCTCAATCGTGGCCAGTCCGAGCCGAGCGCCGAGTGTGCCGTCGTGGGGGGGGCGAGGCGTTTGGGCTTTATACCCAAACGACCAGAAAGAGTTTGGGGATAATGCCAAACGCCGAGCGCCATACCCCGCGATTTCAGGCACGCACAGGCGCACAGGCGAAGGATGTCTTACGTACGACAACAGACCTTGACAACCGTTGGTCATCCACTACGCAATCCGAGGGGTGTAAGCGTATCCTTATATGTTTATTTCAGTGTTTGCCTGTCTGGATTGCGTAGCGCAAGATTAGGCGAAACCTGTATATGTTTCGGTTATAGGCGAAACCTTTATACGTTGGATGGTACATCCAACGCATTAGCATTGTTATATTGCTAACAACTAATTGATGCCCATATTAATACAATCCTCACCCCGCCCATAAATTTGATACCATGCTAAACCGCGCTTACATCTCCCCCCCCTAGGATCATATGAATTCTAAAGATACGTGTTATAGCGTTATAATTTGATAATAAGGGAGGTATCGTTTATGCTAGAATAGGAACGTTTTGGTCGCGTTGCCGACAGTATATAAAGGGGGGAGGGGGGGGCGAATGTCGCTTCCGAGGGGGGTACCAAAGTTGGGGCTAGTATGAGGATTAACTTTATATATGGGGAGCATCTATTAGATATTGATAACCATGGCAACAGCAAAATGTAACCGGTGTGGGCGCGTGGTGCCTGATAACGATCACTTCGCTTACGATGGGCGTGCCTATCACGAAGATTGCCTCCCGCGCAAGGCCCGCGATGGTTACGTGCCCGAACCGAAAAAACAACCCTTCACCATGCGCCTGTATACTCGTCTTGCATCCCTAGCTGTTGAGGACAAAGTTACACCGTTGGATAAGATTCTCGGCGCACTAGCTTGCGAGTTCAATACCAACGCGGGTTATCTCGCTTATGTGGTGAAACAACTTGAGGCGGCGGGCTGTCTCGAGCGCAAGTTCGACCTCTTGACTTTGATTAAGGAGCCTCAAGTCGGCCCGCCTCAAGAAGATCCCGCGCCCTAATTTATGCCCTTCATCGTTTAGGTCGCCAGTATCGGGGCTTTATCTTCCCGTAGGATATGCTTGGTTCGGGCCACTCACGGACTATCTGTTTCAACTTTTGGATGTCGCGGGTGCTGATGTTTTTAGCATACTTGCACATGGCGATTATCTCCAACGGCCCGTAACCGCGAACAGGCACATCATAGCGCAACGCGATAGTGGCGACACGCAACCAAGCCGATTTCATGCCAGCCGCTTCCCACATTTCCAACATCGGAACACGAGCGCGGTTCCCATGTAGTTTTCGGCATCGCAATTAGGGCAAATCATTTCTCCCCCTCCAAAACTCGGCGGAGTCTTTCAAACTTTTGAGGCATAATATTTGCTATCTCGTCTTTACCAAAAATGATTTTCAGTTGTCCGAGTATTATTTGGACATCTGCAATTTCGCCTCGAACTTCAGCAAGAGTTGAATAATTTACGTTTCTACCGTATTTTACCAAACTTTTTATGAGTTCTGCACATTCTTCAATACCCATCTTTACTTGCGCTTCTAACCCCCACTTCGACAATGCTTCATTATAGAGTTCATCTTCTTCCCTCACGCTCGCCTCCAGTTCTCGGAGTATTTCAAGAGCGGCATCTAATCCAGTATTAAAACTTCTTGCCTTGCTCATCGGGTCGATATGTGACATGCTCCAACGTGTCATCGGGCTTGTTCGTCTCAATGCTTCAATCGCCTTTTCCGCATCCCCCAAACTTTTTATCTCGGTCATTTTCTTGGCACCCAGCCCAAAAGCGAGTTTTCATTTTTACAGTTGCCACAATACTGGGCCGTTAAATCTACTTCGCCAAAAGACGCGTTCAATGTGTCATCTATCTCTTTTTGGCGTAGGCACGTTTCACAACTTCGTTTTTCCGAGGTTTTTTCAGCGGTCATGGGTTTGCCTCTCTCTTATCAAATTCCATAATCATCTCCCCGATGAACTCGGCGCAGTCGGGGACGACGGCGTTGCCGAGCGCCTTGATTCGGTGAATCCAATCGGGAATCCCATCACGACCTCCGCGAAAGAGGGGTTGAGGTATATCGGGTCTTCCCTGCAAGTCCTCAACCCTTCGGACATCTTGGCACCACGAAAAGCCCTGCTTTGTCTGTATCTTTTCTTGGACGAACCTTTGAACTCGTTCGCGCCAATCGTGGGTAATAAGACATTCTGGATTTTCGCGGAATGGCTCTTCCCTAATATTTCCTCCTTGCCGAGCGTCCCCGCCTTCATCCGAGAACCCATGTCGAGCGTAGGCAACGATAAAGATTCTCTCCCTCCTGTGGAGCGCCCCGAAGTCGGAAGCGCGCAGATCGAACCACTCCGCATCGTACCCCGCTTCGGCAAGGTCAGCAAGGACGACGTGGAGTCCCTTCCTAACAATCGCTGGAACGTTCTCAACGAGCGCGTATTCGGGTCGTAGAATCCCAATCGCTTTCGCATATTCCTTCCACAGTCCGCTCCTGCTCCCTTCGATTCCCTTCCCCCTCGGGTTGGCGACGCTGATGTCCTGGCACGGGAATCCGCCGGTGAGCATGTCGACGCGAGGCATGGAATCCCAGTCGATTTTCGTGATGTCGCCGTGGATGGGGACGCTTGGCCAATGCTTGCGGAGGACGGATTGGCAGAACCCATCGACTTCGACGAACCACGCCGTCTTGAAGTATCTCGTCCTTTCAAGGCCAAGTTCAATCCCCCCGATTCCAGCGAACAAGCTTCCAACATCAATCATCTACTCCCCACTTTCTTCTCGGTTTTTTCAGCGGTCATCCCTTCTCCCCCTCCAAAACTCGGCCCTCCAACTGATGTGCATCCATAGCCGGAGTCTCACCTATCCTCGCCCCGCCGAACATCGAGGGGGCAAATATTTCGTACCATCCTTTAGCACGCCAAGTCTCCTTGGTCGGTCTTCTCTCTCGCTTTTCAACTTCTCTCCTGAGCGTCGCTTCGTCATAATCTGCTGTTTCTATAACCATCTTGACTCTTACTTTCATATCACTCACCCTTTAGAAGCGATATCAGAGGTGCCCCCGTTTTTTTTTCGCCATGTTGTAATTTTCTTTTGGCCCAAATACACTCTTTCCATTTATTAGTTTCACAGCTTTCAGGTATAGTCCTAACCCGTCCTCTACTTGCATGGCATCTGCTGTTTACCTCAAACGGACACCTATCATTCTCTTCGTCATTCATCGCCTCGATTTTTCGGGCGCGGGGGCGGGTGGCTAGCCTCGATGGGGTAAAAACGCATCCCATAGCGGTTGAAATACCCCTTCTTCTCATGCCATGCGCCCCTTTCGCCGCTTCTTAATCATTACCAGTCCAGCCCTCGGCTTGGGTGCATGGGCCGCTTGCCAGTAAGGGCAACTCATGGGGTTTTCGATGCCGCATGGGATTCTGCTCAAATCGCATCGCCTTCTACCGCTGTCCCGCCGTTGCTCCTTCTCGAACTCGCATACGACCAAGTTAGCGAATTGTATCACATCGGGATCTACTATTTCGCGTATTTGCCCCACCCCTTTTCGCGCATCTTCGCCTCCACTATATCCGATGCTTCTTGGAATGTGCCTTTGAAATCGGCTACCCTGCAATACTTGGCGATAAAGGCTTTCTGTTTCTCGGTTGGCCCTCTTGTGGCTTGTTGCTCTTGGCGTTCTTCGCGTTCATCGGTGATTTCACCCATGCGCCGATCCTTCGCCATCTCTTGCATAATATACAACGCCGCCAAAACTTCATCTTCGGGTGAAATTTCCATCTTGCGTTCTCGGATTTCGATAAGTGCATTATTGAATTGAACTGCATAGTATTTTTCATCCATGCTCATTCACCCCCAATTCGTTTGCACTTTTTATGGGCGTTCCATCCCATATTGAATCCAGTAACAAACATTTGATACTCTCTTCCAGAAGGCGCAAAACCACTTGCTTTCTTATGTCCATTCTCCCATCTTTTTATTGCCTTCGCTCGATATTTCCATTGTTTCAATTCGGGCATCGTTCATCGCCTCAGTTTAGCTCCGCACATGGGGCAGTAATGCCACCAATGATTTACGGCCCTCTCACATCGCGGGCAAAACTTCTTATAGTTCTCAGGCATTTATCCCATCTCGATGGGTATTTCTCCAATCAATTTTCTGAAATCGATTTTTTGTTGCCTGTCGATATCTAGTTTGCGATCCATCACAAAGATATCCATAACCCAATCCTCGCCATTGTGTCGCAATGTTGCTTTGAAATCATAAAACCTTTTTTCATCATTAGTTTCCATTTCAACCACTTCGATAATAGCTAGGTTACTAGGGGTTATATACTTTGGGGTGCTTTTATACCGTCAAAGGTCGCCGTTTGCATGTGGTTTTGAGCATGCACTTGGCGCATTGTTCGGCAAAGACGCGCACATTGTCTTTGGGGCAAAAGTAAATCTCATCTGCGCCCCCCCCGTTTCTGTTCATCGTTCAGCCTCTTTATGCGCCGTCTTATCTTGGGGTTCATATACCTTTCGCCGCGTTCTTGTCTTGATATTGAGGCCGCCCCTTTGTAGTCTTATAAAAACGATCCGCATCAACTAGTGTATATTCCTCATTTGCATCTTTTTCAGGGATGCCGTCAAATTCAACAATAAAATCATAACCGCTATTCAAGTCCTGATATGGCACGATATTAACCGTGATATTTTCCATTCTGTATTTCCCATTGAGAAATCCCAAGTTGGGCAAATCCAGCGTTACAAAGCGCGCGGGCAATGCTAAGAACGCCCCATCCACGATGAAATCAGTTCCGCGACAGATCACATGCGGGATGAAGGCAGCAGGATCTTGCATCTTTTCGAGCTTGCTTGCGGCCTCGGCATCCACTTGCGCTTGGGTGGTGAGGTCATCGTTGATTATCGTGATTTCGCGGCGACCATAGGGGCTGTTCTCCGCGCCACCCCATACTTCGGCGAATCCTCTAGGGCGGGCGGGTTCTAGAAAGAGGCCATCAATTATGAGTGCTGGGCCAGCTTGATTATAATGTGTATAAAACCCGATTGCGACCAAATTAAACCAATCAGCATCTTCTACTTTATGCCAAATCCCGCCCTTAGCCGGATATTCCTCATTATATTCTTGATTGGGCCCTAATGAGTAATTAAAAAATTGCCATGTATTCCATGCAGAAGTAAGATCGAAATCTGCCTCAAAATAGTCCGAATCAGTTGTATATAATCTAACTTTTGAGATATCAGGATAAACTGTTCCGCCCGTTCCATACGTTTTGGCCATGAATCTTAGCGTAGTATTTTGGCCATATAATAAATTGAAAACCTTTGCATATTTTGTAAGCGCATGTTTATCGTATTCTGATCCTGTGGAAATTATACCTATCGCGGCATTTCCAATATAAAATTGCACTTCCTCCAAGTACAAATCACCATCACTCGTCCAACCTTCTAATGTTTCTGTCCACGCATCCATATCGGCGGGATCCGTCAAAATCGCCGCGCCCAACACTTCGATATAGTTTCGTATCTCCAAGCCGTCTTTTTCAATCAGGTTGGGGATGCCCAGCACATCAGTAAGCGTTATCTCCGTTTCCAAGTCCGCATGATCCATAGCGAATAAATCAATAGAACTATTGCCCGCGCCGACATCACCATACCAATTCGCCTTTGCAAGTAGATCCCGCACTAAATCGAGCAAGTAACCGTCTTGAACCGTATGCCCACCTACTTGCACGGGATCGCCATGGATGGTTGTCGCGGCGATGGGGCAAACCGTATCGTCAAGTGCTTCGTCAATCATGTCCGTAAAATATGAACCATAGGGCCACGTCTTTGTATATTTGTAACCCGCAAGTTCAAAACTGTTGTCGCGCCCGGCAATCCTGAGATAATCCATCCAGTTCCACTTCGTCTTATACTCGAGTTGATGCTTTATGGAATCGATAATCCCCTCAAAAATCTTTATGCTTCCGATGTAGATTTGCACAAGGCTATTCGGGGCAATGACGGGATCGGCCTCTTCTATCGTGTGATTGTCTTTGTTATCCACCATCACCGTAAAGGTTTTGTGGCCCTGATTCAAACTCTTGTTTTGGATGTTCGCGCTTAATGCTTGCACGATGTCGCCGTTGATTTTAACAACCAGATTTGTTGCCATTATTTCGCCGCCCTTGATCTGTATTCCTCAAATTCATTCGGCCCTGATGCCCCCTGAAGTAATGATACTCCCGTTAATGCGGTTACGCCTAAAAGTAACCATCCAAGCGGATTCCCCGCCATCGCCATTTGTAATCCGCGCCACGCCATATTTGCCATTATTATCGCATGTATCAGAGTTTGAACACTTGAAACCAACGCTTGAACTGCGGCGGACTGCTCTTTCAGGCCCGTAACCTTAAAGCTCAGATTCACGATGCGGGAGATGCGGCTTAATCCTCGAATCGGGATCACGTTAGCACCACATCCCACTTTTTATTTGTTCCCATGTTCTGAATCTGAGCTAGTTCGGCACTTAGCGCATCTTGGATTTCATACAACTTTTTTGGCACTACATCGGCATCCAACTCTAACGGTTTTTCGCATCCGAATTGTCCAAGCATTGCGACTACCTCAGTTTCAAAATAATGCGCGTCTTGCTCAAACCCATTTTCCCTCAAGAACGCGATATAATCCGCTAGGGTTTTCGTCACGGTAAATCAACCCCAAATCTCGATTTCAGCCATGCCTTTTGTTTATTTGTAAATCCGGGATCTCGCGCCCGAATCAAGCCGATAAGTGCAACCGCATAGTTCAAATACGCGGGATCGCCGCTTGCAATGCCCAAACTGATTTTCTGGGCGGGGCGTAATATTCGATCATTGTCGCGATTTAATTCTTTGCAATTTTGCCGCAGTTCTTCCATAATCGAGTTGAGGTATGCGATTGTTGAGTTTCTCAAATCGGGGTTGGGTGCTAATTTTTCCGCATAGGGCAAAAAGGAATATAATGCCGTTTTGAATATGCCCATGAAGCGAAACTGATCCCAGAGGGGATTCAGTTGCCTAAATCGTTCCCACAAATCCATCAGTAAGCCCCCGCGCTTGCGGCAATGGCATTGTCCACCGCTTGCAAAAGCTCAGGCTCGAATTCACCATAAGCCGTTTCGACCATGTGTGCGCCCGCCATTTTCACCGTGCCGAATTCCACATAGGGGTAATAATAGATTTCCCCGTAAATATAGAGTTCTTGGGCCGCACTATCAACCTCAAAGTCGATGCTATCCCGTAGTGCGCCCGTATCAACGGGGCAAAGTTGTTGCGCTCGTTGCACGATTTGAGGCCCATATTCATCAAGCACCGCCATAATATCAGCATCCACATCCCCGCTAAAGTCATCGTTGAACGCTTGCATCGTTTCGGGGTGCCATAAGTCGAATGATAAATCCAAGTCCACGTTCATCCCTCAGTTACATAATAGGCCAAAAACTTATAAACAAATAGTGCCTCGCCACTCGCGCCAAATTCTTGTTCTACATTTGCGATTATAAATCCCGTAAAAGAGAATGTTTTCGGGGTTCTGTCCGTAGTTTCACCCGTTACAACGAAATAAAGGATGGGCGCGGCATCGGCATAATGCGAGGCATAGGAATCAAGCACCGTGTTTTTCGTTTGTAGGGCAAATTCGCCCTCCACCCACGAATGGGATTGTAACCATCCTGCGGGCGTTTTTGAACTCGGCAAAAGTTGGGGCGTGATAGTATGAACTTTGCGCCACTTTATTGATTTGCAGTTTAGTATGTCCGTGTGCGATCCACCCGAAACGCCCACCTCAAGTTTAACGATGCGGCCCTGATATGTGGATTCCGTCATTCGTAATACGCCACCTTGATTTCTTGCGCCGCCACAAAAACGATGGGTTCTTTCGTTTTATCCGTTTGGATGCGCCATGTCGACAGTTGGATATCGACCATGCTCCCCGCAATAAATTTATTTATTTTTAAAATCTCATCTATCTGCTCCATCATAGCCAAAAATGTCAGTTTGGATGCGGCGATTGTAGCGGGCTGATAATTCGTGGGCCTCAAGTAAACAATTATAGAGATGGTATGTTCCGTGCGATATATCGTATCGTTCACATAGATGTTTGTGATGGCTATCTCCTCAATGGCGATTTGGGGATAGCAGGCGTTAGGATCGAACAAGCCGAAATCCGTATCTTTGCCGTAATCCTGAACGCAAAACTTCACACCGGTAATCGGAGGATTGTCCTCAGCCCACTCGGAATATAACAACTCTTTCAGGGACGTTATTACATCGTGCATCGCTATTCCTCCGTTTCAGAGAAATAAACGATTGGGATTTTATAAGTCGCGGTAATATGTTCGGCTAACTTTTTAAGTCCTTGCCCCCACCATCCTTGATCCATGTCGCGGGGCATATGGCGGCGTTTGAATATCCCCGCCGCAATATCCAGAATTGCATCAAGTAAGGCAGTATCGTCTTCTATGAGTAAAATGGAAAAATCCATATCATAGGCTAGAATCTGGGTAACTGCATATCGCATCGCTTCGGTGAGCGCATCGCCCAACTTGGCATCATAAGAAGAATCTGTGAGTTCGATGAGTAATCGGTCTTTTATTAGATCAATATTCGTGGATATGACGGGCGTATAAGTGCAATAAATACAATCTTTACGATCCGCATTTGTCGCATCTTCTAATGGATCTGGAAAAACAGTCGCCCATTCAACATCATCTAGGCGAACTCCTTGATCAGTTGTACCCGTAACATAACCGATACACACTATATTCGTATCGAATCCAACGGTATAAGCCGAGGCGACAAGCCAATACGTATTGCCCGCAGTTACAGAAACGGGTGAATCAAATAAAAAAGGATTCCATGCGCCCGAAATCCCCGCCGCCTCACCTGTTTGGGCCAACAAGGTTAGATCCTCATTGTAGATCGCAACTTTGGCATAGAAGAGAGTTGGCGAGAAGAGATAAGCCGAGATACTACTGATTGTCCCTGTGAATGGGCACACGAATTTAGAACCAACGATATTCGCCGATTGTTGTCCATTGCCAAATTGACCGTAGATTGTTTCTAAAAAATCTAATGCGCCCACATAACCAAAAGTAACCATGCTCATGTCTCCTTTATCAGATTCCTCTTTATAGCAAGGATCGTAAAGAATGTCGCCCCCGCCGATATCAGGGCCGAGCCGATCAATCTTGCGCCTTCCAAGCCGCTTACGCCCGCACCCGCGAGCGTTGCGAAAAAGGAGATGCCGCTCATTATGGTCGCATCGAAAACCGCATCAGCCCAATTAAATTTCTCGGTAGGATTTCCCCCGTTCATAACCATCTCACCCCTGAAACTCAACTTTGGGATTTTCATGTTTCGATTGCCTCCATTTCCAGCATGGTATATCTCCGTTTTCTACTTATCTTTGCCTCTTTATTAAATGCTCGGTATGGTACACCACGCGCCAAAAGTGGCGTTTTCATGCGCCTGAAGGGAATACCAAAAATGGTATGAATTTTGGCATACAGGCGGATTGCAATCCCGATGATGGGAATGCTGAAAAAGAAGGGATTAAAAAGCCTGCGCTCGAACTTGCGGCCCGTACGACCAAACCGAAAACCCGACGGCGGTGGCGGCACATATCCGCAGTCGAATATGTCCGTATCGAAGATATCGGAATCGAACATCAGGCGCTCAACCTCACAAAGATTGCTGGTACTGCTGATGTTAGCATGGTTGTGGTGGTAGTGGGGAAAGTCGCAGGTAAGGGGGCATAGGTAAAGGCGACGGATAGCCCGCAATGTTGCAGTAGTAGAGTGGCAGTCCGTCCAAGCATATTGATAGTGCTAGCCGACGCAATACCAGTAATGATTGGGGCGACATTAGAGACTATAACCAACCAGTAGAGAGTATTGCTAGATAATGCCTGATTTATAGTTATCGATTTGACTCCTACCGTGCTCGTATCAACAGTTCCCGCATCCAACAGTAAAACCCCCGGATAGCAGGTGCGAACCCCGCCCGCATCGGCGTAAATCCCCAACCGCGAAAGCCCCGCTTTCAAGGTTGTGACGTTGATTCCTATCCTATCAAGGGTAATCGCCTTCGGACATACAAAAGGTATGGCATAAAGTGTATTTGCCACCAACGTCAGAGCCCCGCCGGTCGTTCCTGTCCCCGGAAATGTGTACCACGCCTCGTATTGCGTGGTTCCGTAGTGGCGGTAATTACTAAAATCAACTCCGCCACCGCCATCGCCACTCGCTATTTTAGCATATCCCGAATCATCGGTTATCGTGATGCCAGTTCCCGCCTTGATGCCCGTCTTGAGGCCGAGCACCGAGTCGCGGATGTTGCCGCTTGGATGGTGGTCGTCCGCACCTACGTCCGTCAAAGCGCCATGCGCCTTTGAGTTCAAGTAGGCCAAGTCATCATGGTCTACGACTGTTCCTAAAGTATGTCTGTCTGGGGTATCGTGTGTGGTTATATTCAAAGCGTCATTAATCAGGTCTTGGACTTCTTGAACTAACTTTGCAAGCCCTATCGTTAAATCGGCTATTGCGTGGGTATCATTCCATTCATCTTTGCTCACCTCAAATGCCGAGTTCTGCGGCTTGGTTACGACTTTTGTATGGGTTATGCCCGTCATCCGAAAACCTCTTTGCCCGTTATTTCCAGATTAACTTGAATCGGTTGTTTTAGATTCGCATCGGGCATCCAACTTAAACGCAAAGAACTTTTGGAATGGGGCGCGATGATATGGGGCGCGGCCAAAATCTGGATTTCGGGATTGACTTTAAACGCCAATTCCGTAAGGGCGCCTTCGCCTTCGTTTTCAAGTTCGATGATAATTTCTTTCCGTGCGCCGAGTTCTACTTCGCCAAAATCGATGGTGCTTACTTCCTTGCCGTCTTGGAGTATCTTCATGGTTTGAGCAACCTATTATATATCTCTCGACGTACCTTTTCATTCGCCAGTTGGAGGGCTTTTAATTCTAAATCGGTTGTCTCCGTGGCGATTCTATCCGATTCCCCTTGGGGTGTTAATGCAGATGGGGCTTTCTCGCTGATATCCCACTTCATATTCTTGAGCAATATGTGGCGGGCTTCTTCGGGGGTAATAATCCTTGCGTTGGTATATGCCAGAACATCTGCAGTTGTATATTCGACTTCCTGAGTACCGAAGTTCAGGCGCATGTCGGCTTTTTTGCCATCGAATCCGGACTTATCAAGAACCTTCGCCCAAACACCTTCGATAAGGCGTTTTATCACCCGCTTGATTGCCGAAAGTTTCATCTCGTAAAGGTCTTTCGCGGCCTCAGCCGTTGCCTTTGTAAATCCCTGTTCGAGCCCGAGTTTAAGCGAAGGATTGCCTAGTGCCATAAGGAATTCATTATCAATCTGTTCAATCCAGCGATCAT